AGTATCTGCCATGCGATTCCGCTTTCGGGATAGTAGGAGCAACATTAGTTATACCAATCGTGCTGAACAGTATACCAGGGGAGCGATTTGTACAAATCCTCTCGTCTGGGAAACTTATTATGCAGGTGTTGGCGTAACTCAGTGCGGTTCCTATGAATCTATCTCGGATTGCGTAGTCCCAGGCTTTCATTCTCGTTCTGCAAAGGGTGAAGTTTTCTTTAACCCTTATACAAAACAGAAACTCGTTATCGGGTCTGGTACGGGTGCATCATTAGGAGCAGTCAAGCAAATTGAACCTGACTGTTCCGACCCGTACAAGTATTACCGAGAGTTTCGCTTCAAGAATGAAGGTTCTACATTTGGTAGAGTCTTTAGTGGTTTCAGTTTCAAAACCACTGATCAAGGCGAGATTATGGGTCCGGCGAGCATTATTAGCTCGTCAGACCTTGACTCTGCTCTACGTGAAGTTTCTACGTCGGTTCAAGCTAAGCGCGGGGACTCAGATAATAATCTCTGGGAATCCGTTGCCGAGCTCCATAAGAGCGCCGGCATGCTTAACGATGCCCTAAAGCAGGCGAACAAGTTTCTTAGTTCTAATTCGAAACTTATAGCTCGCTCCAAGGCCGTTGGGAACGCTTACTTGCTCTATCGTTATGGGTTAAAACCCTTAATGAGCGATATAGTTACAATACAAGAAGGCATGTTGAAAAAGGTCGGTCGAGTTCGCCGTACGTCAAGAGCCAAGGTTTCGTTGTCAGGTTTTAAAACCTCAACGTCCGTAGGCTCCGCGTTCGGCACGTGGAACTATGAAAGCAGAATCGTTACTTCTGAGTCTGTTAACATACGTGCCATTTCTCTCGATGAGTTAGTCGCTTCTCTCGAGTCCAATATCGGTTTTACTGGTAGGGCTCGTTAGGCTACCGTGGGAGTTACTCCCATACTCTTTTGTCGTGGATTGGTTCGCCAATATTGGTGATTTCATCTCCGCGATGACTCCGACTCTTAATCTAAACCAGCTCGGATCTTGCATTGTCACCGAAAGAAGTATAGTGAATCAGTTTATTGGGTCTAATTTTTCTTTAAAGTACCCTCTAACACAGACTATCTCTACTCCTCCAGGTGATATCAGTTGTGACCTCGTGTACAACAGTAAAGGCAGATCCGTTGGGCTCGTGCCTCCGGGTTTAGTGATCAAAAGCGATTTTCGCTTCGATCATGCCACCCGAGCGCTCGATGCTCTTGCGTTAATTTTGCAAAAGCTACGCTAAATTTCTTAGCGTTTTCTAAAACCCAACTAAATGAGGTATTCTCATGTCCCTTACCATCAACGCTAAGACCTATACCGCTGATTCCTTTCAACAAAACGTTGTAGGATACATTGGCGCCTCAAAAACTGTTTCTGCGAAGGATGATGTATCCCTTCGCCGGACTGCTCCGAAGGCTTCTGATGTATTCAGCGGTGTTGGTCGTACTACAGCGAAGCTGACACGTACATTGACTTTGACCGGAGCCAAAACCCTTACGGGCGATGCCATCTGCGAGATCAATGTGAGCGTTCCAGTTGGTTTTACTGCTGCCGACGTTGATACTCTCCTGAATGATATGGGTGCTTACCTTGCGTCAGCATCCTTCAAGACCCTTGTAAAATCGCAACAGATTAACTACTAGTAGTTTATCAAATGCGTAACATAGTCTTGGTGATCGGCATGTTGCTGGTCACAATTATCATTCTTGCCTTAATCGGCAAAGGAGTACATCGTAATGACTTACTCACTTTATCATCAGGCGCAAAACCTGAAGAAAAGGTTGCAGCAGGAAGCGTTCGAGAATTATCGGACGTTGCTCCTGGATTTGTGTCAGGACTACGAGCACTACACGTGGACCAATGACTTAGCAGGTTTTGTTAAAGCTAAGGACATCGATTCATTAGTGCATCTCGCCGATTCTCTGTCCGAACAGTCGTATCCGGACGCCACTCAGCACTTTGTGGCGAATCAGTTCTCCGCACTTATTCGTAAATATCCATTCCCTGAGGGTCTTCATACCTTTGACCCGGAAGGAAATGCATATCGAAAGTTTATGAAGAGCGAACATACATGTGCGCTCGTAAATAAACGTTTTCGCGCCAGACGTACCCGCATTGGGAAACCCTGGCCTTACGAGGATCATCTCTCAAAACAGAGGAACTTCATTCGATATGTTATCGGTGATGAGCCTCCTCTGTCCGAGGTCTGGTCTAAGTGTGGTTTTGGTCCTGGGGCATCCATAGGAGTCCACGGAAATGCTACCAGTGTCGCTAGGAAATTACTAGCAACGACCTGGACCGTGTCACCTAGTGCCCTTCACTATGCACATGCTGCCATTATGAACCATGCGCAGTTCAGGGAGGTTCTCTTCCCTGAGCATGCGGGGTTTTCCAGTGGTAGCCCAGATACCGATTTTAACAGGTACCTGCGACGTTGTACATATGTGAAGCATAATAAAATTGAGTTCGTGCCGAAGACAGTGAAGACCTTACGGTCTATTGCTGTCGAGCCGTTGTTGAATGGTTTTGTTCAGAAGGGTGTGGACGAAGTTCTTAGGCTTAGGCTTAAGAGAATCGGTCTGGACCTTACTGACCAGGAACCTAATCGTTCTATGGCCCGTTTAGGGTCATTTGACGATGAAGATGCCTTTTGTACCATAGATCTTTCGAGTGCTAGCGATAGCATCTCAATCGAGTTGGTCCGCGAGCTTCTTCCCCCGGACTGGTTTGCATTCCTTAATGCTCTCCGGTCTAAGGAGTACGTCTACAAGAATGATCGTAAGACATTCTCAAAGTTCGTCTCCATGGGCAACGGCTTCTGTTTCCCCCTTGAGACTTTGTTGTTTGCCGCAGCTTGCCATAGCGTCGGAGCCGGTCGCCCTGGGATTGATTTCAGGGTGTACGGTGACGACATTATTGTTCGCAAGCAGTTCTTTGAGCCTGTTGTATCAGTACTTCGGTACATGGGCTTTGCGGTGAACACCGATAAGACCTTTTCATCTGGTCCGTTTCGGGAGTCTTGTGGGGCAGATTGGTTCGGCGGCGAGGACGTTCGTCCATTCACGCTTGATTTTGCTTTGGATTCACTCCAAGCATTGTTCAAGTTTCTCAACCTTACTCGTCGAAGCACCCGAACTTCTGGGTTCTTCGCAGGCGTCAGATCCATGATTCTTGATCTGATACCTGAAAAGCTTCGTCTTTATCGCCCCTTTGAGGGCAATGCAGATACGGCTATAACAAGTACTGGTGACGAGCATCTCTATTCGCCTCATTGTAAATGGCTTAAAAACCATTACCGATGGCGGTGGGTAGAGTTGCAGTCTAGGCCTTACCCGGATAATAACTGGGCCAGGTCTGATGAGAGAGGGCGGTCAGCTGCCCTCGTGTTTGGGGCTTTAAGCGGATCTGCATCCGCTATGCCCTTCGCCTTGCGCAATACATCGCGCACGAAAGTGAGGTTTGTTTCTCACTGCGGATCCACCTCATCGTGGTTACCGCCTCAGCGAGTGTGATGGTGCGCTCGCTGTGGGTTTAGTTTCTAGTCTCTTGTAACTTGAGACTTGTCTAAGCCCTTGGGTGAAGTCTATTTTGACTTCTTTGGGAGGATACTGCAGAG